AGATGCGGTGTAGTTTTTAGTAACACCCCTAGCCACAAAAAAAAAAAAGAAAAAAATAACGAGACGGCCCAGTCACAAAAAAATTAACGGGACGGCCCGCTTGACTGGATGCAGACTATCAGATACGCTATCTACTATGTTTATGTCCCTCCCATTCACGCCAAGAGATGTGCAGGCTACCGAGACGCGCCTGGAAAGGGTGTATGCGGGGGCAAGACTAGGATTGAAGGGTGATAAGTTGGCGGTGTATGCTGGGCTTCTTCCTGTTGAATTCACCCAACTGAAACAACTCGACCCGGTAGTAGAACTGGCTGAACTGAAAGGTCGATCGGATTCGGAAGCGGAATCGGCGCAGTCATTGCGCGATGCTGCACTATCAGGGGATGCTAAAGCTGCACTTGCTATTCTTCAGCACCGGCACGATTGGATGGTGAAACTAGATAGGGATACAGGGAAGGGTGGGGATATCAGCTTTAATATTGTGATTGGCTCGACGCACCCGGAGCTGGAGGCTAAGCCCGGGGCTATTGAAGGTGAGTTTGTCGAAGTAAAACGCGTCGATTGATACGGAGTGTGAAAAATTATGGCTGAGGTAAGGCTGGATTTATCTCCGTGGCAGAGGATTGTGTATACCGACACAACACGATTCAAGGTAATCGTTGCTGGACGTCGCTGCGGTAAAACGCGATTGTCTGCGGTTACATTGCTAACGAAGGGAATCGAGTGTCCTGCGAAAGATGCGCGTGTGATGTACGTGGCACCGACGCAGGGGATGGCATACGACCTGATGTGGGATTTGATTCTCGATCTTGGTCAGGACATCATCGCGAAGGCGCATATCAATGATGGGGATATTACGCTAAAGAATGGGGTAAAGATTCAGATACGTGGAGCAGATAAACCAGATAGGTTGCGTGGTAAGAAACTGTACTACGTGGTTATGGACGAAATGAAGGACATCAAATCTGGCACATGGGAGAATAGTGTAGGCCCGTCGCTGACTGATATGAAGGGTGGGGCACTGTTCATTGGAACGCCAGAGCCTGAGGCCGAAGAATTCCGCAAGATGTTTGACTATGGCGAATCTGGGGGGGATACAGATTGGAAATCATGGCACTTTACGACAGCGGATAACCCGTTTATTGATAAGGCAGAGATAGAAGCTGCCAAAAAACGCATGGGAACAGCAGAGTTCCTACGTGAATATGAGGCGTCGTGGGATACGACAGGAGCGAATATCCTTAGATTGGAGTGGTTCAAGACAGGGAAAGCGCCAGAGGGGAGCTATTCCACCTATATTGCAGTTGATCCTGCGGGGTATAGTGGTGTAACTACTGAATCAGGCAAAAAAAGCAAATTGGACTATTTTGCTATTGCTGTTGTAAGGGTATATGATGACGGTAAGTGGTGGGTACAGAAGATTGATTATGGCCGATGGGACGTTAGAGAGTCTGTTGTAAGGGTTTTGTTGAGTATCAGGACGCATAAGCCACTGGCAATAGGGATCGAGAAGGGGCCATTGATGCGCGCGATTCTGCCATATCTTGAGGATTTGATGCGAAAGAACCAGCAGTTTGCCCATATTGAGGCGATTTCGACTGGTGGTATTGCAAAAGAGAACAGAATTACGTATGCTTTGCAGGGGTTGATGGAACACGGGCGTATTGTGTTTAATGAAGATGAGAATTGGGATGAGATAAAGCGGGAAATGTTGGCGTTCCCATCTAAAAGAGTTCACGACGATTTGTTGGACGCCTTGGCATACATACAGCACGTGCAAAAAACGAGTTACCTTCAATCGAGTTCATATGATAGCTATGAATATGAAGAATTTGATTCAATCACAGGGATTTAAGACGTATGGATAACATCATAGATAACTCTGATAATGAACAGATTGTTGATATTCTTGGTGATAACAAAAAACAATTCTATGAATCCACTAGCAATGATGATGAACTTCTAAAATTCATTGTTAGCCACATAGATCAGTGGCGGGATTACAGAGATCAGAACTTTACCGATAACTGGAACAAGTATGAGCGCAATTTCTACGGTAAGTTTGATGAAACTGATCGCACAAGGAAGTCTGAGCGTAGTAAATTTGTCTCTCCGGCAACCCAGCAAGCGATAGAAACGCGCCATGCCGAGATCATGGAGGCGATTTTCGGACAGGATGAATACTTTGACATAAGGGATGACCTTGTTGATGCCAATGGGACAAAACTTGACGTAGAGAAGTTGAAAAATCAGCTAAAAGAAGATTTCGATCAGGACAAGGTAAGAAAATCCATAGAAAATATCTCTCTTCTGGCAGAGATTTATGGAACGGGTATTGGTGAAATTACCATTTCCACACAGAAGCAGTACAAGCCTATGCAGCAACCTGCTGGTAATGGCATGGCAATGTATGGCGTAGGTGAATCAGAGCGTGTTTCTGTAAGACTAACCCCTGTTAATCCAAAAAACTTCCTGTTTGACCCCAATGGAACATCCATTGATGACTGCATGGGAGTTGCTATCGAGAAATATGTTTCGGTGCATAAAGTCATTCATGGGATAAAAAGCGGGAAATACAGGGATGTAGATATTTCCACGATGTATAAGGACAATTCGCTTGAAAGTGGTAACGAATTGACTGAATACCGTGATGATAAGGTGCTGATGCTGACGTATTACGGGCTGGTTCCTCGTGAATACCTGACACCTGGTGATATGGAGGACGAACCCATAGCCATGCCTGATGATCCGATGATTCGCGATGAATTCGAGGACTACAGCGATATGGTCGAGGCGATTGTTGTCATCGCTAATGATGGGACTATTCTGAAGGCAGAAGAATCGCCATATATGATGCAGGACAGGCCGATTGTCTGCTATCAGGCAGATACCGTGCCGAATAGGGTACTTGGCCGTGGTACTGCTGAAAAATCACTGAATACGCAGTCTGGAATTGACTCATCTATTCGATCTCACTTTGACACAATGGCGCTAACAACTGCGCCAATGATGGGGATGGATGCGACTAGATTGCCTCGTGGCATGAAGTTCGAGATTCAGCCGGGTAAAAATATTCTGGTTAATGGCAATCCTCAGGAAATCATGTTTCCATTCAAGTTTGGCACGATGGATGGCGTGCAGATGGAAACCAGCAAGGAATTGGAACGTATGTTGCTGATGGCGACAGGAACGATGGATTCCGCCGGGCAAGTATCGCAAGTTTCACGTGATGGCAACATGGATATGGCAACAGCCACCATGATCAAGAAGTACAAGCGTACATTGATAAACTTTCAGGAAGATTTTCTGATACCTTTTATCTACAAAGCTACATGGCGCTATATGCAGTTTGACCCTGAGCGGTATCCTGCATTGGATGTGAAGTTTATCCCAACTGCAACACTCGGAATTATTGCCCGTGAGTATGAGCAGAAGCAGTTAGCCTTCCTGATTCAGACATTAGGCGCGAATTCTCCGCTAACGCCTATATTGATGCAGGGTATTGTTGAAAACTCATCGTTGCATAATAAGCAGGAAATGCTTGAACAGATGAAGGCACAGTCGCAACCTGATCCACAGGCTGCACAAGTGCAACAGCAATCACTCATGCTCGATATGCAGCAGAAACAGGCTGATGTGAAGAAAACACAGGCCGAAGCACAGAAAGCTGTTGTTGATTATCAGCTTGCACCAGATATTGCCAAAGCGAAACTTGTTGCTGCACTTACGAACAATCTTCCGCCAGACCCAGGTGAAAAAGACTTCGAAAAGAGAGCAAAAATCGCTGATTTGATGCTTAAAGAGAAGGAAATTAACAGCAACATTGATATTACAAAAATGCAGATGGCGCACACTGCCAATGATCTGCAAAATAAGCAGGTTGATATGTCGATGAAACTCGATGAGCATGCCATGAAGAAACAGGAACTGGATTTGAAGAAACAAGACCTGGAGCTTAAAAAACAGGGCAGAACGGTTAAGATAACCGCGCCTTCTGGCGATACCTACACAGCACAATAGGAGAAATTAGGAGAAATGATGCAAAATACTGATGAACCATTGATTTATACTATCAAGGGTAATCTTCCTATCAAGGATTTGAATTATTCCCATTCGTGGGAAGATACAGATACTTATATGAAATTCATTGAAACATATACACTTGATGGCGAGATTGTTAAACAATCAGCACATGTCTATATAAAACAAGGGCAACAACTTAATTCTGAACTGGAGAAAATCTAATGGCTAACACACAGGCGGTACCAAAAACTTTTCGGCTTGATCTTCTAAATGGACTTCATGCTTTTGGAACCAGCGTAGTACGGGGAACCACTGCTGCGGATGCTTTCAAAGCGGCCTTGTACCTTGCAACTGCCACGATCAACGCTGACTCGACCGCATATACCGCTACGGGCGAAGTATCAGGGTCAGGATATACCGCAGGGGGTATTGCTGTTACGAACGCCACCGCACCAGCGAATACTGGCGGTACAGGTGTTGTAGCCTTCTGGACGCCATCTGCTTCACTTGCCTTTGGAACAGTTACACTTTCCACTTCATTTGATTGCGTGATGCTCTACAACAACACAGCAGCCGGTAAGAATGCCGTATCAGTGAATACCTTTGGCGCTACTACGGTAACTGCCGCTACCTTTACGCTGACAATGCCTACCAATGATTTGACTAATGGTCTCATTCGGATTGCTTAATCATGACGCTCCACGACGAAATCCTCTCCCGCCCTGACTGCGCCGATGCACTGGCGCGCAGGGACTGTGGTGAGCTGGCGGCACTGCTCTCGGTAGGCCGCACCAAGGTGATTGACTACAGCATCGGCTA